AATTAAAGAAATGGACTTTGAGGATCTGAAAGACGAATTAGGCGAGCAAGCTGACTTCGTTAAGTATTGTCATCATTCGACCAGAGACTTAGAATATCTAAGAATGCTCGAGAGAGAATATAATAATAGATTTACATTTTAATTATGAGAGAATTAGGCAGAATATTAAAAAGGTTCTGGGGTGCTAAATGCACCCAGTACTGGATTTGCGTTCCAACAGAAATGGAAAGCAAAGAAGCTAAGGAAGATTTTATCTTCCAGACAATAGAATTTTTAAATAGTAAAATAATTATAAAAGATGAGTGATATAAAAATAATTATCGAGCATATCGATAGAGCTTACGAACACGTTTTAAATACTTTTCCGTATAAAGAAAAGAAGTTAAAAGAGATGTTTAATGCGTTAAGTAAATTAGATCAGGCTCAAAATGAGCTTGAAGACCTGTATAATTAATAATATAAAATATGATACATTCAGCAGACATAAGACGATTAAAAGATGAAGCTCAGCTTAGAGCTGAGGTCTCAAAAAGAGATAGCGAAATTCAAGAGCTAAAAGAAAGAATTGAAGCTTTAACAATAAAAGTTGAAATGCTTCAAGAGTTTATATCCTTTGCGGATGACAAGTATAATTCAAAAACTAATAATAATGGATAATTACACAGCAGTTGGAATTGCCGAAGGGTTTTTGATCCCTAAATATGAAGAACAATATTTAGAAGCTTGGCAACACATTTACGACCACAAATTACATTTAACCCTGCAAGGTAGATTTGGTCGAATAGTTAATAATTTAGTAGATGCAGGATTTATAAAAAAAAATAATAATGAGTAAAAGCAAATCAACATACGTTCACGATATTAATGCTTTGTATGGAAAAGATACAGAGATTTGTATAAAGTATGGATCTGAAAATCAAATTGTATTTGAGATTAAAAGTTTCTGGGATTGGTTGCCAAGTATAATTGAGGTAGCTGTTGATCAAAAGAAGCTTCAGGGTTTTTATGATAAAGAAGAGTTTGGAAAAGCAATTGACAAGATTGATGACTTCTTGAATCATTCTGATCCTGAAAATAATTCTTAAACGCAATACCCTCTTCATTAAACGCAGTCGGTTAGTCGTTAAACATAGTAGGGTAATCATTAAACATAGTAGGGTAATCATTAAACGCAATAGGGGTATCGTTAAACGCAATACCCCGCGTTTTTTGATAAAAAATCCTTAACAATTTCTTAACATAGAAAATTTGCATAATTTATTTTTTTTGTTATGGACATAAAATCCGCATTTGTGCAAACATACATTTTTAATATTACCTCAGTATTAAATAAACATTAATAAAACTTAACAATTTGGTAACATTAATTTAACATAAGCAAACTTTGTTTTATTTACTTTTGGGTTATAAAAATTAAAAAACTATGACAAAAAAACATTTATTATTAATTCTAAATTGTTATCAAAATTACTTTAATGATTATGTTAACATTTCAGAAGAAGACTTGGACAATATTTATATGAAGGTTGCCATCGCTGACACTCAAAAAAGTATTGATAATTCTTTAGGCTTAGAATATCTTGAGCCTGGACCCTGCATTGCGTCTGAAAGGTGGATAAATACAATAACAAATGAGGTCTATGACGTGCCAGTCGAGGTGCTTAGAGACTTTGAAAACAAAGTAAAATTATGAAACAATACCCAATTTGGAATAAAATCAATTCTTGTGCTTATAAAAGCTCAAATAAGTCTTATGGCGTGCGTGAGCATTCAGAAATTAATATGCTGGTCGGCTCAAGCGTCAGACACTCTCACGAGCTTTGCACAATTAAACAAACAAAAAAAATATTTGGCGACTGGTCTTCTTTCTGTGTTTTTATAGATGATAAGAAAGTAAAGCAAGGCTGGTTTAATAATAAAACAAAAGAGTTTAGAAAAAGAAAACCTAAATTATTAACATTAGATTAACAAAAAAATACTATATTGAACTAAATTTAAAAACTATGAGCAAAACAAAAACACAATTTGAACACAGAGTGAAAGCGCGCAAAGAAGCGCGCAAGCTCGCACAAAAAGACATCCAGAAAGAAAATCTTAATTTTTTCTTTAACGGACTTTTTGAAGATTACAACCAAATATTAATTAAAGCAATTGAACAAAATGAAAGATAATTATTTAGAATTACACTCGGTCGGCTGTATGGTTGACAAAAAGACTTTAGTTGTTTACCCTCAAATGAATGACGGCACGCCAGACCTTAACTGCGGCGCGGACATTTTCAAGGATTCAAATATTGATTCCGAAGAGTGGAAAGAAAACCTTTCAACGCTTGACAGAATAAACGTTGATAAGCTTTTAAAATCCACGTCCTTTAAATATGTCTGGATATTGGATTACTCAGACGGTCAAGCCTATTGTTTTAGTCTTCCGCCAGCACTTTACACGGCAGACTCTGAAAAGCTTGAAGACTATATTTCGCAATTCCTTTTATTTAGTTTGGGGAATATATCTTGGATGTTGTCAAATAATATTAATTCAAAAATGAGCAAATGAGAACATATAAAAAACCTTTGGCATATTATACAAATAAATTACTAATTGAAGAGATGAACAAGATAAAACCGATTTCAGATCCTGAAGAAAAATCGATCGACTCAAAAACGGAACCAATACACGACAAAATTATTAAAGCTTTTGAGCTTGTTAGTTTGGGTCTGGCGTGGTTTGTCTTTGGTTGTTCGGTAGCTTTATTAATTAAATACTTATTATTATGAGAACGTGCGACATAACAGGCGAGGATATGTATGAGGGCTTCGTGTTTGATGACAATATTTATATAAAACATCAAAAAGACTTAGTCAAGAAAATTAAGAAATATTTTCTTGAAGTCTCTAAAGAGTGGACGGAAGAGGATTGGCTTGAGTTTTCATATAATCAGGAGCTTCACTACTGGACCGAATGGTATGAAGATGACTAAGATTTTAAAAGACTTTTTCATAAGTTTTTAATTGGTGGTTAATTTCTAACCCTCTTGATTTTTAGGGGGTTAGAATTGACTTGATATGATTTCCTCTCTTCAAATATCATTTTCTCATAAACCGCCCTTAAATCTCAGAAAAAACAGCTCAAAACGGGTTTAAAAAAGCGATATTGACGTAAAATGAAAGTAAGTGGGGGAGAGATACCACCTTTAATCAAATCAACCGAAATCAAAAGAGGTTGATGATCATAAACAGCTAAAACTATTTGTAACTAGAGATGTTTAGGGATGGTTAAAAACTAAATATAGTATGCCCGAGACCACCTATATATAAATCAATCAGTAAATATCCTGATATTTATTCTGTAGAGAATTTATTGCCGATTCATCTCTTTTGAGATTCTCGTCAATTCTATATATAGATAATCATTTTTTTTTGACTTTGTTCCGCTTTTTAGGGGGTAAATAATAAAAAGTTATTAACAATGAGTTACTTGGTACAGAATAATAATAATTTAATTCTCTATGTATGAGAAAAGAATATACTCTTAAAATCCCTGTTTCTTTAGACGATGTAACCATAGAACAATATCAAAAATATGTTAAGGCTATGGACGACAATAAAGAAAATGAGGATTCTAATTTCATCAATCTAAAACTGCTAAACATCTTTTGTGGGATCACAATGAAAGAAGCTTATGAGTTACCTATTCAGGAGTTTGACTCCATACTAAGCCACCTGGTAAAAATATTATCAACTAAACCTAAGTTGCAAACCAGGTTTACAATGACAGATCCAAAAGGCAAGACGGTTGAATTTGGCTTTATACCAAATTTAGATAAGATGACTTTAGGAGAATATATAGATGCAGAAAATTATATGTCTGATTGGGAAACTGTGCATAAAGCGATGGCTGTTTTCTACAGACCGATTGTAGCAGGCAATAAAGACTTCTACAAAATAGAGAAGTACGAAGGAAGTGATAAATATTCAACATTAATGAAAGATGCCCCAGCTTCTATAGCTGCGGGCACTTTCCTTTTTTTTTTGAATTTAGGGATAGAGTTGTCGAAAATTACAATGGACTCTTTACGCAAACAGCAGCAGACATCGAAAGAGGATCTTACAGTCAAGGGTTTGGAAAAAAATGGGGATGGTATCAATCAATATACTCACTTTCTCAAGGAAATGTCTTCCAGATTGACCAAGCTACAGAACTTAATGTCCATAAAGCAATGATGTGGTTAGAGTTTGAAAAAGAGAAAAATGATTTAGAAGCAAAATTAATAAAACAATCTTATAAATGATAGCAGTATACGAAACGTTAGATAAAATAAAAGATGAGCTAAGAACCAATCCTTCAACACAAACGGTCACGTTTGGAGATCTGATGGAAGTAGACTTAGCTAAAACAACTATATTTCCATTGGCACACGTTCAAGTAGGGAATGTAACATTCAGAGACCACATAATTGTAATGAATGTCTCTGTGCTATTTTTAGATATAGTAGATGACAACAGAGAAACAAACTCTTTTGACCAATTTTATGATAATGACAACCTAATGGACATCCTAAACACTCAATTGGCGGCAGCCAATATTCTGCAAGAGAAGTTGAGACGTGGGTCCGCTTATGCCGATTTGTTCCAAATTAGAGGTGACATATCTGCTCAGCCATTCTTAGATAGATTTGAGAATCAATTAGCAGGATGGGGATTAGACCTAGTAATAGAATTACCTAATAAAACTACAAGCACTTGTTGATATGCCATTACCAAAGAAAAAACCAGGAGAAAAAAGAAAAGACTTTATGTCAAGATGTATGTCTGACGCTACAATGATAAAAGAATATCCAAGACAGGATCAAAGAATTGCAGTTTGTGTAACACAATATGATAAATAATGGCTAGTACACAAGAAATATTAAATAAGTTAGGACACGATTTGATTGCTGATATGGTAGATCAAATTGCGAGAAAAGATAAAGTAGCTACAAAAGAGCTCATAAATAGTTTTTCTTTTACTACAGATGAAAATACTTTGCAGATAAGTAGTTCCGCTAAACAATCTATTTTCATTAATAGAGGTAGGAATGCAGGAGGAAGACCTCCTATAAAAAAGATAATGGAATGGATGAAGGCTAAAAACATAAGAGGAAGAAGTTACAGAGGTCGATTTAGAAGATTAAGAGATGCTGCATTTTTCATATCTCTTAAAATAGAAAGTGTAGGTTATAAAGGAATAAATTATGTAGAAAATAGTTTAATGAAGTTTAGACCGTACATAGAAGAAAACTTAGGATTATCTTATGCAGAAGAACTAGAAGAAATACTAATAAACTTAGAGAAAAAAAATAGATAAATATGCCAGCATTTTATACACCACAATTAGCAAGAAGCCCTATATTTTATAAATCTGCTGCGGCATTAGCAGAAAAATTTACATACAGCATTTATATATATACTGGGCATTACACAACAAATAAACCAGCTACAGCAACTTACACAATTACAAAAGATAAAATCGCAGATGTAGTTGAAGTTGGAACAATAACAAGTAAGACAGCGAACAAGCTTGTTGATTCAGTTAAACTGTTTAGCGAAACAGTTGAAGCTGGAGACTTAGTTCTTAATACAACTCAAAACACAATAGCTATAGTAAGCTCAGTAGATAGTGATACTACTTTAACTTTAGACACAGATATATTTCCTACTGCTGGAACTTTAGATTCGTATAAAATATTCAGTAAAACATCAGCTTCTATAGAAGTTGCTGAACTTATAAGAGATTATTTTAAAACTGAATATTATAATTTAGCAGTAGATGGTGTTTGGGTTGAAATAGATACTACAGTGCAGATAACATCTGGAACAACAACTGCTACAACAGCAGATAAATTAGTTGACACAAACAACACCTTTATAAGAAAACTATTACCCTCTTCTTTTACATTAACAGCAAATAATACAACTGATGCAACATCAGCAACTGTTTCAGCAGTTGATGATGATAATACTTTGTCTGTTTCTAGTGATATATTTGAAAGTGGAGATTCATATACAATAAATATGTCTGCTACCGCAAGCAATGGAACTCCTTGGATCACTTTAGATGGATATGGCTTCTTTAAAGATGGTTTAAATCCTGGAAACTCGGTTATTGCTCAAAAGCAAGCCTTAATGACAAATGATAAAATTTACTTCATAAAAGGTAAGGATATCATTATCCCTGTTTATGCTCCTTTACAATCTACACTTGAATTTAGTGTAGGTGGAGTATCAGACGTGTATTGGAATTTAGTAGATGAATTTTGGAATACTTATGATGTAGGATGGGGTACACTTATTAGTGATATAAAAGTTACAGATGGAGATATTGAGGATTCAGGAACTGCAGACGGAACAACAACTAACAAATTAGTAGATAGTTCTCAGGACTTCTTAACTACAGTAAAAGTAGGTATGACAGTATACAATACAACCGACAGCACGTTTACAAACGTGACTGCGGTTGATAGCGACACTCAATTAACATTGGCTGACGATATAATGGTTTCAGGAGATAGCTATGAAATACATAATGGAAAATCTTCAGATAAAATTCAATATGTAGTTATATCTGAAACCGATAACTTTACAGGAGGAACAATTTCAATAACAGACGGTGTTGGATTATCTTTAACTCAAACAATTACACTTGAAGAATTAGATTGCTCTAAATATACTGCATACAGGGTTATATTTTATAATAGATATGGCGCTCTACAAGACATTATATTCGACAGAAAATCAGTAAAGAACTTAGAAACAAGCTCAGATGAATTTAAAAGAAGTACAGTTAATTTTAATTTAGCTAGCTTCTCTTACGATACTTATAAAGCTCAAAAACAAAGAGTAGATATTCAAGGAACAGAATCTTTAGTATTAAACACTTCTTTTTTAGATGAAGGAATATCTGATCCTATACAGGAATTATTAATGAGTCAACAAATATGGGTGGATGAAGGTATACAAAACACTCAATCATCTATACATCCAGTAATCATTAGAAGTAGTTCTGTAGAGAAAAAAACAAGTGTAAACAATAAACTTGTTAGTTATACTATAGAATTTGAATATGCAAACGATAAAATACAAAATATAAGATAATGTTTGTAATACAGTTATTTATAAAAGATAATGATGGATCTGACATCCGAGTAGATATGTTTAAGGATGAGTCTGTGTCTATAACACAGACCATCCAAGACGTTAGAGATATCGGAAGTGTATATACTGATTTCACAAGAACTTTTAGTTTACCTGCTTCATCTACAAACAATAAAATATTTAAGCATTATTATAATTCAGATATCGTTAGTTCTGATAATAACTTGATTAGTGACTTTGATGCAAGAGTAAGAAGAGATGCAAGAATAGAATTAAACCACACTCCATTTAAAAAAGGCAAAATAAGATTAGATGGGGTAAATATGAAAGACGGAAAACCTTATACCTATAAAATAACATTTTTCGGTAATACAGTAAACTTAATAAGTTTGATGAAGGATGATAAATTAAGTTCTCTTGATTTATCTGCTTTTAATACAGTATATACAGCTACTCAATTAAAATCAAAACTTGTTAATGCGGTTTCTGATTTAATTGTGCCATTGATTACCCATACGAGAAGGTTAGTTTATGATTCTGGATCAACAACTTATGATGGAATTGTAGATAATTTAGCAAATAGCGGAGGAGGAGATAATCAAGGTTTATTATTAACTGAGTTAAAATATGCTCTTAGAATACATAAAATAGTTGAAGCAATTCAGTCTAAATATAATTTAACATTTTCAGATGATTTCTTTAACACAACTAACACCACATATTACAATCTGTTTATGTGGTTACATAGAAAATCTGGAGATGTAGGTTCTGGTTCACAAGTAGCAGAGCCTTTTGTTGAGCAGATAGATACCTTTCAAACAGGTACATTTAATGCTGGATCAGGATATGATAGTTCAATTGTTTCAGACGGAACGACCCTAACTGTTCAGGGAGATGATAATTTAAACTTTCAAATAGACGTAACTCCTTCAGACAACTCAATAACATATACTATTGATGCTTTTTTAGACGGAAGTCTAGAATACAGTATTTCAGGAACAGGAGCTCAAACATTGGATATGATTGGTTTGTGTACTCCTAGTGTTGTTTGTGAAGGAGATTACACGTTTAATATAAGTACAACTTCAACTTCACCTTTATCGGTTTCTGGTTCAGTTACTATGACTCTTGAAGGAGGTATTTCTTTACCTGAAACAACTTATAGTGTAACTTTTAGTTCTATAAGTCTTCAACAGAATAGACCTTTTTTACTGAGCTCGGAAATACCTGATATGAAAAATATAGATTTTCTTACAGGATTGTTTAAAATGTTTAATTTAACTGCGTTTGTAGAGGATGATGGAACAATTAAGATTCAAACATTAGATTCTTTTTATGATGCGGGTGTAGATTATGATATAACTGATTATATAGATATAAATGATTCTGAGGTAAATACTGCTTTACCGTATAAAGAAGTGGACTTCAGGTATCAAGGAAGAGACTCTTTCTTTTCTATAACACACGAAAAGATATTTGGTTTAGAATGGGGTACAGATGAATATATAACTGAAGATCCAGACGGAACTGTTTATAAAGTAGAGTTACCTTTTGAGCATCACAAGTTCCAAAAGCTTTTAGATCTAAACGACAGTTCTGGAGACACTTCAACAGTTATTCAATGGGGATGGTCTGCAAACGAGAATCAAGAACCTTATATCGGAAAACCTTTATTATTTTATCCTATAAGAGTAACTTCAGGAGAAAGAATATATTTTAGAGAGTCTACAGGATCTTCAGGAGATAATACAAGTTACATTGTACCATCTAACTCAATAGAGTTAAACAACACATCACAAACAATACATTTTGGCACTGAACTTAATGAGTATACCAATACTGTATCTACGCAAAGCTTATTTAGAAATTATTATAACACTTACATAAGTGATGTATTTGATGCTAAAAATAGGCTTACTAGAATAACAGCATTCTTACCAGCAGAAATTCTATTGAATTTCACGCTGGCTGATAGATTTATAATAAATCAAAAGAGCTATAAAATAAACTCAATAACTACTGATTTATATAATGGTAAAAGTGAAATAGAATTATTAAACGACTTCAATGCTTAAACATATATTAGATTTATTAAAATTAGATGATTATTATGGGGTATCTCCATATATCGACATAGCTAAGGGTAAATATGAAGCTCCTAGCAATTTAAAAGAAGCAATAACAAAACATAAAAGAAAGATAAATGGCTAAACAAGAATATGTATTAAAGGTAGTTCTTGACGATGGAGAGTTAAGAGTAAAGATACCAGGAATAGTAAAAAGCACAAATGATATGTCTAAGGCTTTTGACAATGCTACAAAAAGCAGTCAAAAGTATAATAAAACTGCCAAACAAAACAAACAAGTAAATGACGATATGATTTCATCTGCAGGTCTTGCAGGTGCAACGCTCACTGAATTTGGTAGAACAATATCAGATTTACCTTTTGGTATTACAGCGATTACAAACAACTTGTCTCAATTAGGTACACTATTTACAACATTAGTTGCTAAAACTGGAGGTACAACAAAAGCATTTTCATTATTAGGTAGACAACTAGCAAAAGGACCTTTAGGAATTATTTTGATATTTCAAGTATTAATATCCCTTCTACAGCAATTCCAAAAAGATATTGTAGGGTTTATTATGGGTGTTGAAAAAGCAAATGAAGCGACCAAAAAACTAAGATCCAATTTTTTTGACTTAACTGAAGAAATAAAAGAAAACAACAAAGAACTAGGAAAACAAGATAAACAAATATTAAAAGCAATAAAAAGACTAGAGGGTCAAGTAGAAATAATAAACAGAAACAGAAACAGTCAAAGAAATGCAAATAAATCATTAGAGGAGTTTAATGAAGCAAATCAATCTACATTAAATCTTATAGATCAAAGAGTAAAAAAATTAAGAGAGCTTGGAGTTGTTATAGATGAAACCAGAATTTATGAAGAAGGTTATATTGATTCTCTTAGAAATGGAGCTGGAACATTAGGTCAAATAGGAGAAGAATTAAATCAGAGAAGAATAGATATTGAAACTCAAAGAATACAAGGATTATCTGGAGATGTACAGTTGTTAGAAGCTGAACTTGATTTGTTTATAGATAGACAGGAAGCTTTAAATGTAAAAGAAAAAGATTATATAAAATCTGAAGAATATCAAGTTTTAGTTGCTAGAATAGCGAAAGCTAAATCAGACGCAGCTAGAAAAGCCTTGAAGGAAGATTTAGAGATCTCATCGTTCTTAATGGTTGAAGATATTGCTATGTCTTTTGAAGAGGCTTTTAGAGGGTATTTTGATGAATTTAAAGATCCTTTAGTTGTAGATGAGAATTTAATTGATGCAGATGCTTTTATAGAAGAGTTTAGAAAGTTCGGTCAAATAAGAGAAGAGATATCTGAAAAAACAGAAATAGAAATATTAAATGACCAAGAAAAAGCAATACTAAAAAGGATAGATAATTTATCAGAAGAAGTTAAAGCTATTATTGATGTTGAAAAGCTTAAAACAGATGTTGTTGAATTTTTTAGTAATAAAAGATTTGAAATAATTCAAAAAGAGTTTGATAAAAACCTAAAAAAGCTGAGAGATGAGATAGAAGATGAAGGAGACAAACTGCTTAAAAGAGCTAAACAAATAGCTGAAGCATTAAAGTTTGGTATAGATGCTATTACTGCTCAAATAGACGCAGAAATATCTCAGGAAGAGAGAAAAACGATGCTTATTAATAATGAATTAAAAAAGAGAATTATTAATGAAAAATTAACCGCAGAACAAAAAGAAGCTATAAACAATCAAATAGAAAGAAATGAAGTTGCTTTGCAAGAAAAAAGAGACAAGCTTGCTGAAAAAGCATTTAAAGCTCAAAAAGCGGTTTCTATAGCTGAAGCACTAATCAATACTTATGAAATGGCAGTTAAAGCATATAAAGCTTTAGCTGGCATACCTATAGTTGGTCCTGCTTTGGGAACTGCCGCAGCAGCAGCAGCAAGTATATTCGGATTAAAACAAGTTGACGCAATAAGAAAAACTCAATTTGTTCCTAGTGCAGCTCCTGGATCAACTAGAGTTTCTGGATTAGGTGGGGCAGGTGCTACTGGAGGCGGAAGACAAGATCCTACATTCAACATAGTAGGTACAGGTCAACAATTCCAGTTATCTCAAGCAATTGCACAAAGAACTGGAGAACCTGTTAAAGCTTATGTTGTAACAGGAGATGTAAGATCTGGATTAGCTCTTGAACGTAATATAATTAAAGGATCTAAGCTAGGATAAGAAATAAAACAAATTAACTAAAAAAAGATTTACTAAGTATGGAAGAATTAAAACTTATCGAACTAGTCATAGATGAAGAAAATGACTTTGCAGGAATACAGGCAATATCTATTGTAGATGAGCCTGCAATAGAAGAAGATTTTGTTGCGCTTGCATCACACGAAATAAAACTTGCTGAAGTTGATAAAGAGAAGAAAATATTAATGGGAGCAGCCTTAGTTCCTAATAAAAAGATATATAGATCAAATGGAGAAGAAGAATATTATATCTATTTCAGTGAAGATACCGTCAAAAAAGCCTCAGAGCTTTTTTTGACTAAAGGTAATCAAAATAATTCTACTCTAGAACACGAAATTGAACTTAATGGGCTTTCTGTTGTAGAATCTTGGATTGTAGAAGATGAAAAACAAGATAAATCTAGAAAATACGGTTTTAATGTACCTGTAGGAACCTGGATGGTATCTATGAAAGTAAATAATGATGAAATTTGGGATAACTACGTAAAAACAGGTAAAGTCAAAGGTTTTTCTATTGAAGGTCACTTTGTAGACGCTATGAAACACAATGAAGAGGAGCAAGAAGCACTTTCTTTGATAGAAGAGCTTACAGATGTCTTAGATATTGAGCTTGAAACGTATGGAGATTATGGAAGCGGTGTTAGAAACAACGCTAGAAGAGGAATTGAGCTAAATAAGAAGGTAAATAATAAATGCGCTACAAGCGTGGGAAAAATAAGAGCCCAGCAATTGTCAAGAGGTGAGAAATTGAGTGTGTCCACAATTAAGAGGATGTATTCTTATCTGTCTAGAGCTGCAGAGTATTATGATCCAAGCGATTCTAAGGCTTGTGGTACTATTTCATATCTATTATGGGGTGGAAAAGCAGGTTTGAACTGGTCAAGAGGCAAATTAAGAGAATTGGGCGAATTAAAATTAAAATCTATGGTTATAGATGAAGAATATGCAATCATAGACGACAAATTAGCCTATTCAAATCCTGAATCTGCTGAATTAGCAGCTAAAGACGTGGGATGTGAAGGATATCACGAGCACGAATACGAAGGAAAGATATGGTATATGCCTTGCGAACAGCATTCTGTTGACGCAGGAAAAAATACTAAAAGTCCTTGTTGGGATGGATACGAACAAAAAGGGTGGAAAATTGGTAAAAGTGGAAAAAGAGTACCTAACTGTCAAAAGAAAAAATGAATAAAAAGAAATTAACAGTAAGTAGAACCAGCCCGCGTTCCTCAAGACGCGGCTGTTTATGTGCAGATGGTAAAAAATATTCAAGAAAATGTTGTAAAGGTTATTTGATCAATCAAGGAATAGGAAATATTTATGGAGAAGGAGTATTACTATTAGAGTCAGGAGGTAATTTATTACAAGAAAACGGAAACAATATAAAATTATAAATAATGTCAAAAAAAATATCTCAATTAAATGCAGCTACAGAATTACAAGGACCAGAAACTTTTGCAGTAGTTCAAAGTAGTGAAACTAAAAAAGGAACTATAAGTCAAGTTATAAATTATATACACGCTAGTAATATTACTGTTTCGTCAGGAGATACTGTAGATTTAGATGATTCAGCTTATGATGATACAAGATTAGTAAAATTAACTTGGACTGGTAGTGCAGGAAGTATGACTATGAATTTACCAGATGCTACAACTTCTAAAAGCACAAATAGATTAATAAGGTTTGTTACAAACGGAGGGTTTAGCACAAATACAAGAGTTAATTTAACTCCTGTTTCTGGTCAGACATTAGATGGTTCTTCAAGCTCTTATGAATTGAATGTTGCTTATGAAGGATTAATGCTTTGGTCAGATGGTTCTGAATGGTTTATAATCCAGAAGAAAGCATAACGAAAATACAACAGACAGATAAATAATTAATTAACTATATATATTTTATTATTATGAAAGCAAGCGAAATCGTAGAAAAATTCAAAAACGTTCTTTTGAATGCTGACGAAGAGCAAGTACAACCTGAAATGGAAATGAAAGAAGAGTCTGACATTGAAGTTAAAGAGGAAGAAGTTGTTTTAAGTGAGCAAAAAGAAGAAGTAAAAGAAAGCGAAGAAACAACAGACCTTTCTGAAGAAGTCGAAGCTGGTTATGATAAAAAAGAGATGGAAGAAGTTCCGTCTGAAGAAAAAGAACCAGAATATGTGACTAAAGAAGAGTTAGCAAAAGCGATTGCTGAAGTAAAAGCAATGGTTTCTAAACTATCTCAAGAAGAAGAAGCTTTAGAAGTTCCACAAGAACTAGAAGCTGAAGAAAAACAAGAATTATCTGCTCAAGAGCCAGAGGTTGAGCCAATTAAACATAGCCCTGAATCTGAAGTAGGTAAAAAACAAGAGTTTCTATATGCTCAAAAAAGAAATATGAGCACTAGAGACATTGTATTTAACAAAATATCAAACTTTTAATATTAAATAATTATGGCTACTACTACAAGTATAACTACTACTTACGCAGGCGAATTTAGTGGCAAGTATATATCTGCTGCTTTATTATCGTCTCCGACAATCGAAAATGGAAACATTGAGATTAAACCAAACATTAAGTACAAAGAAGTAATCAAAAAAGTTGCAACTGATGCTAACGTAATCAAAGACGCTACTTGTGACTTTACAGACACTGCTACTGTTACTTTAACTGAAAGAATCCTACAACCAGAAGAGTTCCAAGTGAACTTAGAACTTTGTAAAAAAGACTTTATTTCTGACTGGGAAGCTGTTCAGATGGGATATTCTGCATATTCAAATATGCCTCCAAAATTCTCTGATTTCTTAATCGGACACGTTGCAGGTTTAGTTGCAGAGAAAAACGAGCAAAACATCTGGGGTGGTGTTAACGGAAACGCAGGAGAATTTGACGGATTTACAGTTACTATGTTAGCTGATTCAGACGTAAACGATGCTGCTAACGATTCAGAAACTGCATTTACAAGTTCTAACATCGTTTCTTTATTAGAAAACGTTGTTGACGCTTTACCTTCAGCAGTTTATGGAAAAGAAGATTTAAAAATCTATGTTCCAACAATTGCTTGGCAATCATACATCAGACAATTAGGCGGATATGCTGCGAATGGTGTTGGTGCTGCAGGTTACGAAAATAGAGGGTCTCAATGGTATAATCAAGGCAACGCTTTATCATTTGATGGTATTGAGGTTGTTTTAGCACCAGGAATGCCTTCTGACCATATTGTTGCAGGACAAAAATCTAACTTATATTTCGGTACAGGATTAATTTCTGACCACAATGAAGTAAAAGTATTAGATATGGCTGACTTAGACGGATCTCAAAATGTAAGAGTAATTATGAGATTTACGGCAGGTGTTCAGTATGGTATCGGAAGTGATCTAGCATTACTTACTTTAGCATAATAAATTATTGTATAATCGATGGGCGGGATTACCGCCCATTAACTAAAACTATTATAATATGAGTTGCGATTTATCACAAGGAAGACAAAGACCCTGTAAAGATTCAGTAGGTGGATTGAAAGCAGTTTACTTTCTAAACTATGGAGAAAGTACATACGATGTTTCTTTTGATGCTACAAATACAGATCAAGTTGACGGATTTGGAACAGGATTAACTTGTTACAGATATGACTTAAAAGGCAACTCCAATTTAGAGCAAACGATTGTATCTTCAACAGATACTGGAGGAACGTTTTTTGAGCAAGTTCTAACATTGGTTTTACCTAAACTTACTGTTAAAGATCATAAAGAATTAAAGTTATTATCTTTCGGGAGACCTCACGTTATCATTAAAGATAACAATGACAATTATTTTGTTGCAGGTCTTGAGCACGGTATGGATGTAACAGGAGGAACAATTTCTTCTGGATCAGCGATGGGAGATTTAAGCGGATATACATTAACTTTAAGCGGAGGCGAAAGAGCTCCTGCTAACTTTATTGATGTTACTGCTGAAACAGACACACAATTAACATTTGGTGATTCAAGTACAATGACTGTTAGTCCAGGTTCTGCTTCAGATGTTGATGTAGATGACGATCAATCTGGAATACCAGGAGGAGGAAATTAATGATTTCATAACCTTTGTAAAAAGCCTCGCATTAAGCGGGGCTTTTTTATTAAAACACTATTGTACTTTTTTGATTATCTATATATGATAGTATTACAACCTATTACAACTTCTCAAACGTTACGGTTTATACCAAGATCTTATAAAGAAGATAGTTTGGTTCAGCTCGTAATTACAGAAGACGGTACAAGAAAAACAGAAACCTTAACAGGCTTAACTGCAACATACAATGGTAACTTTATTGACTTACCTTGTACGTTTAGCATATTATCAGAAGGTAAGTTATATTCTATTGAACTCACTAGGTCTGGTAATTTATTATATAGAGATAAAGTATATTGTACTTCTAAGACAGACAGAACAATACCGCACACACTAAATACAGGTAAGTATGATGAGCATACTGCATCTCCTACAGGACAAAAATACATAACAATTTAATATGGCAAGAAGAAGAAAAACACAAGAGTTCAAGGACAATATTAGAGTTGTTAATTTACAAGGATATACGATTCCTGAAATAAAGGAACATTATAAGAATGATTGGGTAACTTATGGAGAAGAAAATGATTACTTTGACAACCTAATAGACTTGTATTTAAGCAGCCCTACTAACTCTTGTTGCGTCAACGGTATCGTAGATATGATTTATGGTAGAGGATTAGATGCAACAGATAGTTCTGAGAAACCTGAAATGTATGCTGAAATGAAACAGCTATTAAAGCCTGATCAAGTTAAAAGAGTAGTAAACGATTTTAAGTTATTAGGTCAAGCTGCAATACAAGTAGTATACAACAGAAACAAGACCAAGATTATGAATATACTTCATTTTCCTATGGAAACGTTAAGAGCTGAAAAAGCTCAAGACGGAATAATAAAAGCTTATTATTATCATCCTAAATGGTCTGAAATAAAACCTACGGATAAACCTAAAAGGATTCCTACGTTTGGAAACGGAAGAAGAGGTGATTTAAGAGAGCTTTATATATGTAAACCATATAGACCAGGCTTCTATTATTATGCACCTGTAGATTATCACGGATGTCTACAGTATTGCTCTCTAGAAGAAGAGGTATCAAACTACCACATAAACAACATAAAAAACGGCTTACAGCCGTCTTTACTGATAAACTTTAACAATGGTGTGCCTGATGAAGAGGCACAACAAATTATCGAAAGAAAGATTCAAGACAAATTTGGAGGAACTTCTAACTCTGGTAAGTTTATTTTAGCGTTTAATGATGATCCAGATAGAAAGGCAGACATCGAACCTATACATTTACCTGATGCTCACGCTCAATATCAATTCTTAGCCGATGAAGCGAGAGAAAAAATAATGTTAGGTCACAGAGTTGTTTCTCCAATATTGCTTGGTATAAAAGATAATACAGGCTTTGGTAATAACGCAGAGGAGCTTAGAACAGCTTCAATCCTTATGGATAACATAGTTGTTAGACCATTCCAACAAGCGCTCTTAGAATGCTTTAAAATGCTTCTAGAGTTTAACCAGATAGATCTTAACTTATACTTTGTAACTCTACAACCAATTGAGTTTACTGAATTAGACAATATTCAGACTCAAATTAAGAGAGAAGAAGAGACAGGTGAGAAGTTATCTGCTATAGATAAAATTAAGAATATATTTAAAACAAAAGAAGATGAAGGCACTATTCATAACGACTGATGATCTAAGAAGAAAATCCATCATAGGTGGAAATGTAGATGCTGATAAATTCATTCAGTTTATTGAGGTGTCTCAAGATATACATATTCAAAATTATTTAGGTACTAAACTATACAACAAGATCTCTACCTTGATTACAAGCGATACTATAGATGATGCAGGTAATTCAGATTACAAGACTTTGTTAAACACATATATAACACCAATGTTAATATGGTTTGCTCAGTCAGACTATTATATGTTTGCGTCTTATCAAGTAAGCAATGGTGGAGTATTTAGACATCGAAGCGAGTCATCAGAGACTCCTTCGATGCAAGAAATTAAATCTTTAGTTGATAGCTCTAGAGATAAAGCTGAGTTTTATGTACGTAGGTTTTTAGATTATATGGATAACAACAGTAATTTGTTTCCTGAATATAATGAATCTAATGAGGATGGTATGTACCCAGATAAAAATGAGAATTTTAATAGCTGGGTATTATAATGAGGAAACCTACTTATAAACCAAAAGAAAAGAATATAGTAAAGTTAAAGTCTTTTATAGAAAAGATAATGCAGAAGGATAACAAAACAAAAAAATAATTTATGGGTACTACATTAACAGGTAAGGTAATATCGGCTACCTATGATGCGTTACTAAAAGTAACAGATAATGATGCTATAACATCAACAGCAAAAAGAATAACAGATGGTTTAGGGAACGATACTCCCTTATATATCTCAACAACTAGAATAGGAATAGGAGTTAGCCCTACAACTACTTTTCACGTTTCAGGTAATTCTCAGATAGGAGGTAATTTAACTGTAACAGGAGACTTATTAGTTGAGGGAAGCACAACAACAATTGATACAGAAACATTAAGTGTAGAAGATCCGTTAATTATTGTTGGTAGTAATAATACTACAAGTGACGCAGTAGATCTAGGAATCTACGGCGTCTATGACACTTCAGGATCACAAAACTTATATGCAGGTATATTTAGAAGAGCTGCAGATAATAAATTTCACATATTTAGAGATCTTCAAACAGAACCAACAACTACAGTAAATTTAAGTGGAACAGGATATGCAAGAGCAAGTTTAGTTCTAGGTACTTTAGAGTTTGAATCTCTTAAGGATTTAGGAGAATCAATTACAATCACAAAATTTGTTGATCAAGCTGACGGCATTTCAAGTAATGATAATGACACAACAATACCTACAAGTGCTGCAGTAAAAGATTATGTAGATAATAATTCTAGTAATACTTTAGCTGAAGTTTTGGTTGAAGGAGACACAACAGGAGGAGGGAATATTGTATTTGGAGATTCAGATGTTTTCCTTACAGACGATACTTTAATGTTCGGAGCCTCTAATGATTTAGTTATTTATCACGATGGAAGCAATAGTTTTATAAGAGAAAAAGGTACTGGTAATTTGTATATTGACGGAGAAACTTCTATTAGTTTAAGAAAATATACTGGTGCTGAAAATATGCTAGTTGCTAATACAGATGGTTCTGTAGAATTATATTATGATGATAGTAAGAAACTTGAAACGACTTCAACAGGCGTTACAGTTACAGGTGCAGTTAGTGCTACTACTTTTTCTGGCGAATTAGATGGCACAATAAGTTCAGCGACTACTGCAACAACACAAAGTCAAAATGATAATAGTACAAAAGTAGCAACAACTGCTTATGTAGATTTAGCAGTAGATGGAGTAGATACTTTAGCAGAAATACTAGCAAACGGAAACACTACAGGAGCAACAAAAATAGAAGTTGATAACACTTCAAGTGGTATAGATTTTATTGATGATGCAAAATTAAGAATAGGAACAGACAATGATTTATCTATATATCATAGTAGTTCAAATAGTTTTATTGATGCTGATATAAACAATTTATATTTAAGAGTGCAAAGCATAGATTCAGATATGTTTTTACAATCTGATGACGGTTCAGGAGGTTTAGCTACTTATGTTTTTCTTGATGGTTCAACTGGAAAAGTAGAATTAAATCATTATGGTACTAAAAAGTTCGAAACAACAAGTGGAGGAGCTACAGTTTCAGGTCTTTTAACTGTAAATGGAGATGGAGCAGGAAATGTTTTAAGTTTTGGTGTAGATAAAATTATACAATTTGATACGTCTTTAGATTTTTATGACCTAAATGGTTTAGATACTGCTGCTACTATTGAAGTTGATGGAATAACTGCTGATACATTTAATGGTCAATTAAATGGTACAATATCTTCAAGTACAACGGCGACTACACAAACACAATCAGATAATTCTACTAAAGTGGCTACAACTGCTTATGTAGATAATCAAGTTACAATACAAAGTTTAGGTATTTTAGGTGATACAGGTAGTGGCTCTGTTGATTTAGATAGTCAAAACCTTACTGTTTCAGGAACTACTAATGAAATTCAAACTTCTGCAAGTGGACAAACAATAACAATAGGTTTGCCAAATAATGTTACAATAACTGGCAATTTAACTGTTTCGGGAACTGGAGAATCATCTTTTGGTGGTGATGTAACAATAGATAACGACTTAACAGTAACAAACGATTTATATATACCAAGTTATATATATCACACAGGAGATACAAATACTTATTTTGGTTTTTCAGGTAATGATAATATTATATTTAGAACAGCAGGTTCTACAAGATTAGAAATAGCGTCTGATGGGCATATAGGAATAAACGAATCAGACCCAGATACGATTTTACATATATCTGACGGAAATACATCAGACCCAAGCACAAATGCTCCTGTAATAAGATTACAAAATACAAGTGAAAATTGCTCAAATCCATTTACAGACGGAGATGTTATAGGAGGATTAGAGTTTTATAATGACGAAATTTTCTGTGAAGATATTGGTTATCCAGATGGAGTTACTGCTTATTTTAGAGCAGTACACGATGGTTCTGATAGCCCAACACCTACATCAAGTTTAGAATTTGGTACAGGAACATTAGGTTCAGCTTCTACTCAAATGACTATTGATAGTTCTGGAAACGTAGGAATTGGAACTTCTTCACCTCAAGTGCCATTACAAATAGGAACACATTTTACAACAGCTCCTGCTGATACTGGATTATGTGTTTCCAATAGAAAATCTATTCGTATTAATGATTCTGATGGTAATTATAATTTCGGAGTTTATATAAAGCAAAATTATAGTGGTACTTCATATCTTATATTAGGTACAAGACATAATGGAACTGATACAGATGGATTATTTGTAAAAAATGGTCAAGTAGGAATTGGAACTGATGCGCCTTCAACTGCTCTTGATGTAAATGGAGATGTTACAATAGGTAATAATGCTAGTATAAAAAGTATTGGTAGTATTAGAATTGATATTGATGAAGATGATAATTCTACAGGAAGATCTTTTCTTGTAAGAAATGACGGTGGCACAAATACTTTGTTTAAAATTCAAGAGGATGGAAAAGTAGGAATTGGAGAAACAGACCCAGATGCTAAATTACATATAGTTACAAGTGACCAAAGTATTGCAAAATTTGAATCTTCAAATTCTGATGGTCCATATACTGCATATTATCAGGGTTCAACAGCATTAGGATTTATTGGCAATGCACAAGGATTAGCTAATGCTGGAAGTACAAATATGTGCGTTAGAGGGCAAAATGAATTAGTTTTTGCTATTAGTAGTAGTGAAAAAATGCGTATAGACAGTTCAGGAAACGTAGGAATTGGAACTGAATCGCCTGATGTTAAACTTCACGTTGACGGAGGAGATTTAAGAGTTAGAGATAGTGGTAATGTAGCTATACAAATTGTAAGTTCAGATTCAAATAATTCAGCAATACAATTTGGAGATGATGGTGAT